ATCAACGGAACCGTTGCGCGACTTACTTGCGTCAGAGTCTCCTCTGATGAACGATAGGTCTATTATAGACCCTATACTCTATTTAGTCAAGAGGTTTCTGAAAATCCCTACAGACCAAAAAATTGCCGGAATTTTTTTTGCCGATATTTTGGAATTATTTCCGCTTTTTGGTTGGGGGTGCTGGTTCTATTCCCCATAGTTTTGGATTGGTTCTTCCCATACCAAAACCAATACCCTTTAGATTCTCACGGAACTTATCCCAATACATATTAAAGATACGAACTTCTTTCTGACTACGAGTCAAATCATATCTCGTTTCACCATCAACCACATAAGTGATTATCATGGCATCATAAGGACAATCTTTAGTAGAGACTTGTTCCCAAGTTCCATTTTCTATCAGTATATCACATCCATATACGGATTTAGAATTTTCTTTTTCTGATGGTGTCCATGAGGTCATAGACTGTTCCTCTTCTGTTTTAGTAGGAGCATCTCCCAATTGATTTGCCATTATGAACGATTTCCCCAAGTAATGTCTGGATATGCTTCACTTACAATTTCTTTTGTGATCTTATACCTATCCGAAAGTTTTTTATCCTTACAAAGACAAACAACCTCTGCTTCTAATGGATGAAGTCCCTCAAGAATGTTAATAAACATTGTCTCACGACGAACACCACTCATAGAATCATTACCACCCTTAAGAAAGTGATAGAAGTTCTTAAACTCTCTACGAATTGTAGTGTGTCCGTTCTTATCACTCGAACCCATAGAAAATGAATCCATTTCATGCATTCTACGAACTTCTTCAGTGATTTTAGTACTCAGAGTTCCATTTGATGATGCCTGATCCTCAAATCCAGAATAAGGAACCTCTCCCTCAGGAAGCATAGAAATTAAACTCTCATCAAAGTTCCAAATTAATGTTGCCTTCAAAGAAACATGTTCATACTTCTTCAGAACTTCAATCTTCTTTGCCTTGCTTCTCTGTTTGGAAACAAGATCTAAAACTTCAAAGACAAATGGATTTCTTGGAAGTTCCAGTGATACTGCCTTAGTCGTTGTCGTTTTCTTCTTCGTTGCTGTCGTCATAGTTTTCAAAATTAAATGCGATTACTTCATCTGGAATTAGATTTCCTTGCTCATCAAACATCTCAGGATGATATCTCGGTGCCTCTCTATAGTTCATCATGTATTCTCTGGCAGTCCAACCAATCATCAGTCCCATCATGAGAAATAGAATAGTCAAAAATGATCCAAATACTAAACTAGTTGCTAACATTTTTCTTACTCCGGGAGATTAATTCTCTTTTTCTTGTACTAATAGAAAATTCGAAATAGATAGTTACTTCCCGTCTCAGAAAGCAGACCATCTTTTCAAAGATAATATGAAATGGTTGTGTCTGCTTTCTTTTCCCTCCATTAAGTAAAAATTCAATACCACGATTTCTGTGGTCTTCATTTTTATTTATGTTAAGACTTGATGACTTGATGTTCTCTGAGGAATTTGATTGTGTCAACACATCCTCCCAATTTTTTATTGTCACATACTACCTGTGGAAAAGTAGAACCTTTACCAAATTTAGCATAAAATTGTTCTCTTGTAAAGTCCTCTTCAAGTTTATAAGATACAAAATCTGTGCCGGTCAATTCCAATACTTGTTTAATCTTATAGCAGTGAGGACAATTTTCTTTTGTGTATACAGTAAAGTTCATAAAAAAGAAAATAGGAGTTTAAACCTCCTATTAGTATAAAATATTTAAATTAAATTGTCAAATCAGAGTGCATTCAGTGCATTCTGTGCTTCGGTTGCTTTTGCTGCTGCTGCAGTATTCTTAGTTGCTGCAGTGTCAGTATCACCACTCATTTCTGCATCCATTGCTGCCTGACGAAGAACTGATTCTTCATCAAGAGGAGTTTTAACAGAATTAAATTGAGTTTCAGTCAGTTCAATAACCGCATTCTTGGAACCTACGGTGATCGTAGAAATCGCAGTGCTATCAGGAACTTCAGAAAGACATACGTCAACACCATCAGAGTCGTGCATCCAGACCTTTACTCCAAGACCAGGATAGTCTGACTCTGGGTGTGCCTGACCCACAACATTTGATGTGGTAAGCCATGACCCACCATTCTTCCAATAATGCTTGAGATATTTTGTCATTTTTTGTGAGATAACTTTCAAATATTTATATTATAGCACCATTGATAATCATCATGTCTAATTTAGAATTTTTGTAAAACTCTTGTGCATCTTCTTCAGTTTCTAATATAGGTTGTCCGTTCCCATTTAAACTTGTATTCAGTAGAACAGGAACACCAGTTAGTTCTCCAAATGCTTTGATAATATTATAGTAGTGCTTATTAGATTTCTCTGTGACTGTCTGAAATCTAGCAGACCCATCAACATGAGTTATGGCTGGAACTTTTTCTGGTTGTTTCACTTGTGCGGTATAAAGCATATAAGGACTGGGGATAGGAAAGTCAAACCAATCTTGATAGCACTCTTCTAATACAACAGGAGCAAAAGGACGGAACCATTCTCTATTCTTCACAACATGATTGATGAGTTCACGATTATGAAAGTTTCTTGGGTCAGCAAGAATAGAACGATTACCTAGTGCTCTTGGACCAAACTCTGATTTGCCCTGAAACCAACCAATGATTTTACCATCGGCAATTTGTCTTGCTATGTGATTATAGTCCGGTGTCTGACTTGGATAATCTCTTCCGGTATAACAGATGTCTTGTGGTTCGTAATCATACCTTGCCTCTCCAAGAATATGATGAGACACATAAAGTGCAGAACCAACTGCCGTTCCATCATCACCACATGCAGGAAAGTGATGAAATTGTTTAAATTTAGATTTTCTTACGACCTCTGAGTTAGCATTACAATTTAAAAATGATCCTCCGGAGAGACAAAGGTTATCAGAGTTCTGGTCAATGTCATTTAAGACACTCAATACTTTATTCTCAAACAAATTTTGAACAGATGCTGCCACATTCATCTTATGTTTGATATCATCAGTATAAGATTGATAATCAAAATCAAATGGTGTCCCATATGATGAGAGACCCATTGTTGTTCCTGCCTTATGAAGTGCAGGTCCGAGTCCTAACTTCTCTGTTACTTCACCATATAATACTCCGACCATTTCTCCGGGACAATATTCGGCAAAAAGTTTCTTCCCCTTACCATATGCCACCAGAGAGTTTGCTTCTATCTTTCCCATACTACAATCCATACTGAAACAATGTGCCTCATTAAATGGACTAGTATAATATGCAGAGGCACAGTGTGCCAGATGATGAGAAATAATATAACACTTAATCTCCCTACCCCGAATAATAAAATTATCTACAAGATATTCATTACCAAAAAATTCTTGCTTAAAATCATTAGTGGCAACACAATCAATATCATCAACTGTTAAACCACAAGAGTCCAAAGCATAATTTATAACCTCGTCTGTAAATCCTTGTTGCTTTTTAATACCAGTAATTCTTTCTGTTCCAATGGCAAACTCTAACTTACCATTTTTAACAAGGCAAACGGATCCATCATGTCCGAATTGCACTCCCAAAATGTTTGCCATAATTTAAATTACTTTGACTCCATACTCTTGAGATAACTGATTATTAATTTCGTCCATACTTGGTTGACCTTTTACCGTAGCCCAACACACTATACTATATCTTTTTCCTCTTGTCACTGGTTCTACTCCGTGCATATAATAATGACTGGAAGGGAAGCAAACCATCATACCAGGTTCTGGTCTTACACGAATATGATGTTCTGGAAAAATAAAATCTCCACCCTCAAAATCATCATTGAGATAAAAGACCATAGAGATATCTCTGTCCGTAGATTTCTTCCAAATCTTTTCACCTCTTGGTGTGACCCAGATACTCTGCCCATCAATATGAGGTTTGTAGTGTCCACCAATACCATAGGATAGAACCTGTGGTATTTCACTACTGGTTACCTCAATACCATAGAAAGGATTGATGATTTCCTTTACGGCATGACGAAGAAGTTCCGTAATCTTGGGATACAAATCTCCCATAGGAACAATTTGTGTGTCTCTTGTCTTCTTATCAACCTGCCATGATGTCTCACCTGTTCTATTTGTCGTCTCTGAATCAAATACAGATAAGTCTTCACAGGGTGATTGTTTAATATGATCCACCATCTCCCGAATACCTTCAGGAGAAATTACATTGGGTCGGATCAAAATATGTGTCAGTGGATTATCAATCATATTATCAATCTTTTGTTTATTATAGCATACTATTGAGGAAGTCCATTTGCTAGTGATGAACATGCTGCCAAAAATTCTCTACCCTGACTCAATGGACCTTTAGGTGATGCAGTTGCAGTGTCATTAGAGTAATCAATACGATCTATTGTTGATATTGAACCAGGATCACCACCACCAAAGTAACCAAAATTAGCACTACCTGTTGCTGCTAATTCATCTCTACCCTGACTCAATGGACCTTTAGGTGATGCATCTACAGTATCATTGGAGTAATCAATACGACATACATTTGATCTATTACTATAACCTCCTCCAAAATAACCGAAGTTAGAGTTTCCTGTTGCTGCTAACCGACTAGATCCAGAGGGACTACCCATATCTAAATCTCCTTTTATCAATGCATCTGCAGTATCATTAGAATAATCAATACGGTCTACACGATCATTATATACCCATCCACCAGCAAAGTATCCAAATGATTGATTACCTGTTGCGGTTAGATCATATTTAGCCTGACTCAATGGTCCTTTTGATGGTGCTGTTCCAGTGTCATTAGAATAATCAATACGATCTACTGTTGATACTGTTGTTGTTGTAGCACCACCACCAAAGTATCCAAAGTCGGCATTACCCGTTGCCGCGTGCTGTCTTCTAGCAACATTCAATTGTCCTTTAGGTGATGCATCTGCAGTATCATTAGAATAATCAATACGATCTATTGTTGATTTACTAGGACTATCACCTCCACCAAAGTAACCAAAGGAAGCATTACCTGTTGCTGCTAAGTAACCTCTAGCAAAATTCAATGGACCTTTGGTCGA